CTCGATGCGGGTCATTTCGCTGCTCCTTCGTTGATTCGTCGGCGCCAGGTGCGGATGACGCCGTGGTGCCGGGATGGTGTGCTGCTGGTGGTGTATCCGTACGCCTCGATGAACCCGAGCGAACGGGCCGCGCTGAACGCCGCGCCGGCCATATTCGGATGCGGTGGGCGGCGCATGGCACGTGTCAGATGGTCGGCCGTGACGTAGGCCTGCGCGTTAGAGAGTGCGATGATCGTTGCCAGTGCGTCGGCGGACCACTCAGAGTCGTAGTCCTCCAGGGCCGCGGCTATCATGATTCCCTCCATGGGAAGGTGAGCGACTTATCCCCAGACACTGGGACTCCGGCGTCTTCCCGGTGCGGAATGCGGGCGAGGGAAGTCAGGAACTGGACACTCCCGACTTCGTAGACAGAGACGGTGTCCGGGTCTAACTTGTCCCGCTCTCGCAGAATGTGTTCCATGGGCTTGATGTGTTTCATGCGCACGCCACGCTTGTCTCGCGTAACAGCGTGTGAACATCGGTCTCTTCGTCGCTCATGACGCCACCTTGACCGGCATGTGCACTTGGAGTTTTCCGAAGTACTCGATCCGGGTCGGCTGCTCCACGCGGAACTGGTAACCGACAGCGTGAACGTTGAGTACGTCCACGAGTTCGGCGGCATCCTTAGCGCTCGGCCGGGATGCGACAGTGATTCTTGTTCCGGTGGCTAAGTGCACGCGGATTATCTTGGTGGTCATGCTGCGAGCCTCCCTGCTGCGTTCGCCTTGTTCTGCGCGGTCAGGACGTTGTCGGTGGCTTCCTCGCCGGTCTTATCGGAGTGGAGGAGGAAGTAGGCCTCGAAGTCCGCGAACTCGACGGTGCCGAGATCGTCATGCATCTTCTGTATGCGGCGTGCGGTCTTCTTCATCTCGGAGAATGTGGCGGTGATGCCGTGGTCTTCGTTGTAGGTGGCGAGCTTGGACAGGTAATCGATGGAGGGCATGGCAATTAGCCCCTTCTTCTCGCAAGGGACACGAGAGTGGTGGTGGTGAATTTGGATGGTTGCCCTGATGCGGACTGGGTGCCGGGCGCTATGCGCAGCGGGCGGTGTTACTTGAAAGGGTCATGCTCTACTTCTTTGGTCCAGTCGCCGGCGACTGCTTTGCGATCTCGGAGCCATTGGCTTATTGCCTTGGCGTCATCGACAGTGAGCATGATCCGCCGATTACTTAGTCTTGTGTTGATGCGCGACTCTCGGCAGTAGCGGCGAAGTTCCGTCTTGTAAAGGCCGAGTATCGGTGCCATGAACTCCGGTGTGTAGAACGCCTCCGGGTCGAGGTCTGCCAGTTTCATGCGGCGACTACCGTTACGAGATCTTCCATTCTTACCGGGAAGTTGGTGACCGCCGCTGCGATGAATTCCGGGCCGGGCTGTGAGTGTCCGTGGCGGACTCGGGAGAGTGTGGAGCCGTCTATGCCGAGCTGTTTTGCGAAGGTGCCCCACGGCTGTCCGCCGCGCATCTCTTCGAGCTTGTCCATGTTGATTGCGAGCTTTGGCTTTGCCATGAGTGAGAGACCCTTTCCCCTAGTTGCTGTCGTGCAAGTTGGGATTTCGCAACCCCAATTTGCTTATGCGAGTACTCTAAACCGCTACTTGGCCAAGCGCAACTCCAACTTGGGATGTTAATTAACAAGAACGGCTTGCGACGCCGCAAATTCCGCGGATTCTAGGCATTTTTTCGGCATCTAAGAAGCAAGTAATGTACTCAGGTTCACCACTTGCTTTGGGCGTGTCGAGTGCTCGATTTGACAGTTGGCCTGCTATCCCATATTGACTAATTGCGTAGGAGCAAACTAAAGTTTCACGCATGCAAAGCAAACATACTCGCTGGTACGACTACATCACCCGCGTGGCTGATGGTATGACAGCCAAGGAAGTATCCGTCCGCGCCGGCTTTGATCAGTCCGCAATGACGCGATGGAAGAATGGCGCCAACGCGGACCCGAAGTTCGTCGTGCAGTTCGCCCGCGCATTTCACCGCAACGTGCTTGAGGCCCTGGCTGAATCAGAACTCATCACAGACAAGGAAGCCAACCTTCACGAGGTCCGCATTGGAGTTGAGGACATGAGCACGCAGCAACTCTTGGAAGAGCTTGCGCGGCGCATAGACAACGGACATGGGGCGGCTGACTGAAACACAAAAATAGCCCCATCCTCAAAGTCTGAGGATGGGGCTATTTTCTTGCCGAAAGTTGTTGCCCTGCGGCAACAACACCTAGAGCAACCTAGCGGCAACCTAGATAAACTTCCCGGAATGTAGGCGGAACCTAGATACAACCAGTGCTATAAAAAGTGGTCATACGGGTTTTCAATTCCCCCCATCTCCACTAAACTGGCCCTAGATCTAGGGCCAGTTTAGTTTAAGTTGCCACAAGGCCCGGATTTGTTGCCACGGAACAGCTAAGGAAGGCCTTGAGATGGAACAGACGCGGGATGGAACGGAAGCGATGAAGCGATACGAGGATGCCCGCACTTGGCTTGCGGTCCTGATCGACAACCCTGACAAGACGGTTTCGGTCGATGCCTACCGGGCTCAGATCAAGTCCGCACAGCGGGCCGTGGCACTGGCATACAAGGCCATGCTGGCCGGGCGGGCATAACCGTGGCAACCATCCAAACAAGGCCGCGCAAGGACGGATCCACGGGCTACCGCGTCGTGTGGCGCGATGCCGACAAGGGTATTCAGTCCCGGACATTCACCGAGGCGGACAAGGCCCAAGAGCTAAAGGACTTCCTTGACGGCAACGGGAATAGCTTCAAGCTCGCGGCGAAGGCGAAGATCCGCAAGGACTCTACCGCGCCCACCGTCTATGAGGTTGTTGTGCGTCATATTGACCTGCTGCGCAAGCCCCAGCCTGGGACCATTGCCAAGTACCGGAACATGGCCGCCGCGCACATCGCCGGCAGGGAGCTAGGCAAGACGCCCGTGGACAAGGTCAACAAGGCCGCGGTGATTGACTGGCTCGATGGTCTCAAGGTCCAGAGCCGAGCCAATCAGGAGACCGGCCAGCCACTCGGGCGCAAGACTAAGGGTAACGTCCACGCTATCCTGTCTGCCGCGTTCGCCACGGCGGTGGATGAAGAGGTCATGCACCGAAATCCGGCCAAGGGCGTCTCTGAGGCTGACCTGAATGAGGCGCGGGAGCCGGTCTATTTGTCGCCAGAGGATCTGGTCATGCTGGCGGAGCGGGTCGATCCGCACTACTCCCTGTTCATCCGCTTCCTTGGTGGGACTGGACTGCGCTACTCGGAAGCGACTGCCCTGCGACGGCGGGACATCACGATAAAGGACGGCCGCGCTTCGGTGCGCGTCAGCCGGGCGTGGAAGTCCGTCGGCAAAGGCGAGGAAATAGGCCCGCCGAAGTCAAAGAAGGGGAACCGGACAATCACCTGCAACGCCGCCCTGTCCGCGTCCCTGGCTGAGTGGCTGCCTGAGATTGGACTCGATGACTTTGTGTTCACGCGGCCCGATGGTGAGTATGTCCGCAACTCGCGCTTTCACAAGGAAATATGGCAGCCGCTCATGGGCAAGCTGGTGGGCAAGGAGTTGGACCGCAAGCCGTGGATCCACGAGATCCGCCACGCCCACTGTACGCACCTGCTGGACGCTAACGTTCCCGTGCACGTTGTGCAGGCGCGGATGGGCCATGAAGACCCGCAGACCACACTGCGCGTCTATGCCCGCCTAGCCAAAGCCTCAGATGCCGCAGCAGCCGACGCGCTCGGTTAACGCAGAAAAGCCCCGCCCTCACGAAGAGGACGGGGGCAATTTCAGTTAGGGAACAAAGCCGGTCTTATTGGCCCTAATGGGCATCGTAGAATTGGGCTCATGAAACTTGGGGGAATCCTTGCGCTCACCGCTGCTCTCGTCCTGACCGGCTGCGCACCAGCGGCGCCGCCCGTCTCCGAGAAGGTCCAGAAGTACTACGACGAAAGTCTGACGCAGAAGCCGACCCACACTAAGGTGCCCCCCATTGTCGCATTCCTGGGCGACTCCTATACTGCTGGCGCAGGCACCACTCAGGGCAGCAAGAGGTGGACGACGCTGCTCTCGCAGAGTCTTGGATGGGTCGAGACGAACATTGGCCGGGGTGGGACAGGGTATCTCACTACATCCGGCAAGGATGGCTGCGGGCTCGACGTCTGCCCGAACTACGTAGGGATGATCCCTGATGCGGTCAAGGCGAAGCCTTCCATCGTCGTTGTTTCTGGCGGCCGGAATGACCTCTCCAAGGACCCGCAGACCGTAGCTGCGAATGTGCACGAGTTCTTCACCACACTCCGCGCTGACCTGCCTGATGCCAAGATCATTGCCACCAGCCCCGCATGGGACGCCACCACGCCGCCCGAGCGGCTTGCCGCACTGGCGATCGTGATCCAGACAGAGGCCCAGTCGGTGAAGGCTACCTACGTCGATCTGGGGCAGCCGTTAGCTGGCAAGCCTGACCTGATCTCAGCAGACAAGGTGCATCCGAACGACGCAGGCCACAGCGCCCTCTACCTTGCGGCAAAGGACGCCATGAACCGCGCTGGCGTCCTCGATTAGACCTTGAAGATTCCGACACGGTCGAGCAGGTAGGTTCCGGCTGTCATGAAGAATCGGACCAGCACGGTGGTGTCGGCCCCGCCTGTTGGGATGATGTATGGCGGTGTGCGGAAAACCCCGGACCTGTCGAAGCTGGGGAAGTTGGGGTTCCCTGCGAAGTAGTACAGGTCGCCGGAGCGCGCCCCGCCACTGTTCAGTGCCGTGCTGGTGCCGAGGACCATCCCGAAACCGCTAGTGCCACCACCAGGTGACTGCGGCAGGCTGGATACCTGGTATTCGGCGGTTGCGTAGATCGTGTCGCCCGGCTGGAGAGTGCCTGCCGCGAACGCATAAGAGAACGCATCCATAGTGCCCTGCGTGCCGGAGGGAACAACGATCTGCTGCCATTTGCCGGGTATGTTGTCCGTGCGCGCCACCCCCGAAAAGGTGGGGACCGTACCCGTCCATGACTGGACCCACCCTGACGGCGGGGCGACTGTCATGGCCGTGGACTGCCGGAAACGGTTCCAGTACTGCAATAGGTTCCCGTTACCGACGATGTTTTCAGCCGTCGGCAGGTCCAGTGACGCCGGGGCGAATGTGGAAATGGTGGTGGACAATTCCCTCCCCATGATGCCAGCGCCGATTGCTGTGGGGTGGATTCCGTCTACCGGATCGAGTGCTTGCAGGTCAGTACGTCCAGTTGCGAGTCCGGGCGCCACGAGCACAGAGAAGTAGTCAATGACGGTAAGGTTTCGCCGGACCCGGCCCTGAGCCCTGAGCCAGTTGTTCAGTAGCAGCGTGTCAACCTGCATGGTGCCGGTGTAGGTGGCCCTGGGCGGGATAGTGCCGGTGAGCACGCGGATTCCGGCGGCATCGAGGACGTTCCAGATGGCGGTAAAGTTCGCCTGGATCGTTGCCATGGGCACAGCCTGCGCGACATCATTGGTTCCGGCGAGAACATGGCAGTATCCGGGCTGGTAGGCGACTACATCCGACTGCACGCGGGCAAGGATCTGGTCCGTTCGTTCCCCGCCCACTCCAGCGTTGCGTATGACTTGTAGCCGGTGCCCTGAGAGGGTTTGCCCCCAACACCAGAAACCCAGAGGGTTTGCCCCGTTGGTCCATACGCCGTGCAGCCCGCCGCGTTCGGTGATGGAGTCGCCTAGGTAGATGATCGTGTTCAGCGGCCGCTGGGTGTAAGCGTTGAGGTCCGCGGCCCTCTGTAGGGTCCCGCGCTGGGCTAGCGACCGGCTCATGCGTGCACTGTTCCCGTGATAACGAGGTCCACAGAGTTGGCGGCGGCCGCGTAGGCGGCGATGGCGTCGCCAGGGCCGAGCATAGCCCCTCCGAGGTAGTCCTTGAGTGTTAGCGTGTCATTGCCGAGCAGCGGGTAGTTGTGGATGATCCGGTGCGTTCCGTCGCCCACGGTCCCGCCTGATGCGATGACAGAGAGGTAGACGGTGACTGCGGTGGCGTAGGTGGAGATGGTGGGCAGGGCCTGCGTCGTTCCTGTTGCGCCGGTGTCGGTGTAGCTTGTGCCGGTGACGTTGGCGACGAGCACGCCTTCAGCGCCGGCCGCGGTGCCACGGTAGACGTTGTAGGATGTCGCAGTCGGAACGGCGGTCCAAGAGAGGGGCTCAACCTGGACTGCGGTGACGGTCGCGCTGACTTCGTTGGAGGGTAGGGACTCGCCGGCGGAGTTCTTGGCGGTGATCTTCCAGAAGTAGGCGGCGCTGGTATTGCTGGTGGGGATGGCGGTGGAGGTCCCCGCGATGCCGGTGTCGGTGTAGGTGACTACCGTACCGAGGGTTGCGACGAGGATGTTTTCGGTGTTGGTTGCCGATCCCCGGTAGACCTTGTAGCCGGTTGCGTTGGTGAGCGCAGTCCAGTTGATGACCTGCGTTCCGTTGGCTGCGATGGCTGCGGTGAGCTCGTTGGATCCCGTCGTTTCGCCGAAGGCGGTTAGGGTGGTGACTTTCCAGAAGTATGTCGCTGCGGCGAACGTTCCGCCGGTTGTCGCCGTAGTGCCGAGTGTGATGGTTGGTGCGGCGACGCCTGCCGTGGGGGTCCCTGCTGCGGCGGCCGTCACGAGTGATGAGGTGACGTTACACAGGGCCCCGTGCGCTACCTTCACTGACGTGGCAGTCGGCACCGTGTACAGGGCGGCGTCTGATGTTCCGAGCTGCTGAGACACGATGACTTTGGGCGAGATGGACGCCGCTACGAGGATATTCTGACCAGCCATGGTTTAGCCTCCAAAGACTATTGAGAGTGCGGCGGAGAGACCGGCTGCTTGTGCGGGCGAGGTGTAATTTGCCGATCCCGAGGCGGGGGCATAAGTGGTATTTAGTGCCGCATCCTGGAGCCGCGTGGGCAGCCGTGCGTCGGCCAAGGTCCCGGCTGTCATCAGGGACGCGTCCGTGGTTGCCGGACCCGCCGGACCTTCAGGACCGGCCACGGTGGACGCTGGCCCGGGGATGGGGGTGGTGGTGGTCAGGATGAACACCTGAGTGCCGGACTTGAACACACACTGCGTCCTGTCGATCAACGTGAAATCCGGGAACATGGCGTTCGCGTCAGAGATCAGTGTCGTCGTTACCGTGTTCGTTGCGACAAGAGTCAGGTTCAAAGGGGTCGTGAAACCCGTATCCCCAATGTCATAGACGGAGCCGGTAGCTGACCGTGCCACGCTGACGGGCGAAGTGTTCGGGTTGAACGCGGGAATCCGCGAGTATGCGTAAACGGTCACGGTACGGCTCCTGGGTGGTTAGGCGATGGTCTGCGCGGCGGGCGGGGTGAATACAGGCTCTACGGCGACCGGCTCGGGGGCGGCAAGGGCGTCTATCTTGGCCTGCGTAGGAGCGAAGGAGGCGGCGGGAGCGATGATCTCGCCGGGGCTGAGCTGAACCTTTACGCCACCAGCCGGGGTAGGAATGAACCCGCCAGTGGATGCTGAAATTGCTGCGGTGTCAGTCTTGGAAGACTCAGGAGTGACCCGCAGCGGGTCAGTCTTCCACCATGCGGCCAGACCCATAAGGGCTGTGATCAGGGAGCCGAACACGAACAGCTTCCAGGGGCCGAGGAAGTTGAACATGTCCGGTGTGATCGCGGAAACGTTCGAGGCGATGGCGGTCAGGACGATGCCGACGATGACGGAGACAATGACCTTGGGAGAGATTGGGGTTTCCATGGGGGATCCTTACTTGGTTAGTTTGGCGGTTAGTTCAGCGAGGACAGCGGCGGGCAGCTCGGCCTTGAGGCGGGCCACGAGCGCGTCAACGTCCACGGCTGCGGGCGCACCGGGCACTGCTGCGGGCTGGGCGTGGATCTGGCCGAGGATCCCGGCAAGGTTCGTCGTCGTCCCGTCCGGGAGAGTGAACGCCTGGTTCAGGACCTTCGCGGGGTTGTTGGCCAGTTGGCCGTTCATCCACGCCCCGTCAGCCTTGGTGAACAGGCCCGCAAGGAGTCCGTTCTGGTATTCGGTGTCGGCGCGGAGCTGGCCGCCGTCCGCCTTGTTCAGCAGGTTGTCTTTGAGCCACTGCTGGGTTTCCGGTGAAATCATGTCGTCATCCTCTGATGTGGTCGTACTCTGCGGGGTGATGGTGCCGCGTGCGAGACTGTCGAGCCGGGGCAGGTCGTAGTCGCCGGGGCAGGCCGTCGCGAACCAGTGATTATGCGGGTACAGCGGAACGTCGCCGTAAATCGCCCTGATGTTGCGGATCAGTTCGGCCACGGTGGCATAATCGCCGTCCGTCGCTTCCGGCCGGCACTCGATGCCGACGCTGAACGTGTTGCCTTCAGCGTTCCCGGCATGGAATGCGCAGTCATCCGGGGAGACGATGCACGCCACCAGCCCGTCCTGCGCCACGTAGTGCGCGGATGTGGGGGTGTTGTTGGTGCAGAGGAAGTCCCTGACCGTGTCGAACTGCTGGCCCTTGTCCCCCCAATGGTGGATGGTTATGGACGTGACACGCCGTGCGCCAAGATGCCACACGTCGCCAGCAGATTGCCCGGCCACCTGGTTCTTGGAGTTGTACTGCTCCTGAAGCGCGTAGCTCATGGCAGCCCCTATCCGTGGATCGTCGAGTAGAACTGAATTACCAGCGCCGAGGCGACACCCACGCCGCTGAGGATTGCCATGAAACGCTGGATCGGCGTCCATGACTGTTCGGACTGGTTCCGCCTCGTTTCGTCCGCTTCCTTCAATGCCAGCGCAAGGGCGATCTTCTTTGCCTCTTCCGCTGCTGCGTCCTTGGAGAGGCTGAGCGTTACGTCCTCCAACGCCTTGGCTCGGTCCTCAAGTCGGGTGACTCGGGGGCCCAGTTCCGTCACCTTGTCCTTGAGGTTGTCGAGCTTGCCTTCCATGCGGGCAAGTACGACCGGCACGGACTCGGCGGCCCTTGGGGTCATGTCGTCATCCATCAGATGCACCACACGGCGGAGACGAATATGGTGTAACCCACTCCGATGGTGATGCCACCGCCCGAGGTTGACCGGGCCACGATGGAACCGCCCGTGTTGACGATCAGTTGGGGTTCCGCGTACCGGCCGCCGGCGTTGTCGTTGACCGTGACCACAACCGAGGAGTTCCAGGTGGGCCGGAAGCCGGTAGGGATCGCACCGACAATGACCGTGGAGTCGGTGGTGAGGATGGTGATGGCCGCCGCGGTACGGGTCATCTTCCAAGATGCAGTGACCTGCGTGAGTCCGGTCGCTACTGTCCGGATGAGGCCGCCCGAGATCGTCCAGTTGCCATCATTGGTGATCGGTGACGTAGCGAGGACGGGGTCACGGGACCATGCGGACCCGTCATACCTCTCCAGCGGCATGCCGGCGATGTCGGGGCGGGTCGCGAACATGCCAGCGTACTTGCCTGTGACGGGCGGGGTGAGTCCGTCGCGTTCCGCGTCGGTGGTGACCGGGACGATAACGTTTGCGGAGTCGAGCCCCCTCCCATCGTCAGTGGTGAGGTTCCACCCGTCCGCGCCTGCCTTGCTGATGGTCTTATTCCACCGCGTAACACCAGTCATTACCGGTTCCAATCTATTTTTAGTTGCCCGGAGGCCGAATCTGCTGGTTTGCCAACGAAACTCAGGTACGGGTCGCCGGAAATGGAAATGCCACCACCTGCAATGAGGGTGGAGGCAATCGAAGTGGGCAGATCAATGAACCCTTTGTCAGGGTCCGGGTTCCAGCCTGCCGGGACGGTCCAGTCGGTCGGCCCGGATACGCGGGTAACGTCTCCGCCCGGCCGTGAGGGTGCTGTGTGCGCGTACAGGTGCAGGGTGAGTGCGCTGTTGTAGTCGCCCACGGTGCGCCGTTGCGGGACCCGGAACCGGATCCTCGTGATGTTCGCCCCGGCAAGTTCGGCCATGGTGTTGCCGTAGAACCATGCACCGGTGATGACGTCCGAGGTGCCGTAGACGGTTCCTTGCCCGACGATCCCGCCGCCGGGGAGGATCGAATCCCAGCCACCACCTGACCAGTACGTGGCGGAGTCGATGGCCGGGGCAGGGAACGTACCCGACGACGCGGGCGGTGGCGGGGGCGGCGTGCCGCCCGGCGGGAGGATGATGGCCGGGGTAACCCCGACCTTCCCGATGGCGGTAACGTCCCGGCCCTGCCACATCAGGCGTACCCTGTCCCCCACGGTGGGCGCGTAGGAGGCCAGGAACGTGGCCGTATAGTCCACGGCGTTCGCGGTGACGGTGATGGTGTCCGACCCGGCAGGGACAGTTGTCACGGTCGCTTCCCGCACCCCGTCAACACCGACCCGGCCAAGGACTACGTTCTGGGCTGGCGCGTCGGCCTTCACGAGTTGGGCGATGAACACCGGCTCACCCGGCGCCGCATACACACCGGAAGGCCACGCCGCAGGCTGGGACAGGCCGCCGATCTTCACGTTCGGGTACACGTCCGCGTAACCGGGGACAATCTGCACCCCATCAGGGGGTGGTGCCGCTACCTGATCCGCGAGACTCATGCGACACCCCTGACCGAGAGTCCCACGGCCTGCACATCAGCAAGGGCGCACTGGACAGTCAGTTGCATCGGCTCAACACCGGACGTGGAGCCCTTCAGTTGAACAAAGGTCACGATCCCGTCCAGCGGGTACGCGTTGCCGTTGATCGTCGGCTGCGCGACCCTGACCCAGTCTCCGATCTGGATCCCCGGATGCGGTTTGCACATCACTGTCAGGGACACGGTTTTCAGGGTGGCCGTGTTCGCCAGGTACGTGTCCGCGTCCGCCTGCACACCGGACTGCGTGTTCGCGATCGCGTTGTGCCGGGCGATCTTCCGCCCGAACGGGCCGTCCCACCGCAGCGGCCCGGCCGTGATCGTTGACAGTGCCCGGATCTCCAGTGACGGGTCATTCGAGGTCGACAGGACGCCGTTGATCAGGTCCGCCCTGGTTTGCTTGCGGTTCAGGGACACGAGGGCCCCGCCGTCCCCGCCCTGGATCGTCCAGACGGGCGCGGTCTT